GGCACTCAAACGCAGTTTAAAAGAGTCAGATCCGCGCCGTATTACGCGAATTATTCCGGAGTCATCATTCATTGCTATTGCATAAATCTCACCATATACTATATCTTTTAATTGTACTTCTTTTAAGGCTACAACATCACCATCTGAGATAACCGGAATCATACCATCTCCTTTTGCGTTACAATAAACTTCAGCGTCTTTGAATGGCTTATAGATGATTTCGAAATCAGGAACAGCGTAATGTGTACCGAAAATCTTATTGAAATCCGTAGAAAATCCCATATTATAATAGGGAATTCCAAAACGCTGCTCATAATTTACATATTGAGGAGCACCATCTAACTCTATTAACTTTTCCAATCTTTGGCTGTATATTAATTCTCTGTCTAATGTTAACCCTAACTGAGGCAAAGCTGATTCGTGAACAAACAATCTTTTATAACCTTTGTTGAATGGAGAATATCTTCGAGCGTATACAGACAGATTCCGGAAGAATCCTTGTACTTCGCTTTCTGTTTCTGCTAGATGTAATCCTCTCAATAACGGTCCTCCTTGAAACCAGGTTCCGTCATTTGGAGTTTCTAAGGATGGTACATTAAATTTTTCACTATGGATAGTAAATTCAGTAAAACCCCATTTGTCTAATTCGCTAGCATTGTATGGAGAAGGTTGCAAGAGGTATTTAGAACCATTCATTCCCGTAAGTACAGGAACAGGAACACGTATTTCTCCATTTTTTAAAGCCTCTATTACTTCGTCATAGGTATATTTTTTATCAAGGTCTTTTTTCATAATATATAGTTAAAAGAATTTCCTGATGCTTCCCAAAACAGCATATACTTTTAGAATCATGCTGATGGGGATTTCCTGTTCGCAGAACTCTTCGCTTTTGTTCGAAGGGATGAGCCGGACAAAACCTTCTTTTTGGCTTAACCTGACTCTTTTTACTGTGCGGTATTCCTCTGTGACAATGCCGTATATTTCCCCGGCCGGAAGATACTGGATAGGTGTCGTTACTTCACGAAGTGCGATAATGTCACCATTGCTTATCTCCGGTTCCATGGAGTGACCGGTGAGGTTACACCAAACCACTCCTTCCTGGTTGTAGGGAGGGTAATTAATGTAGAAGTCAGGATTCCGCGTCTGGTCATTCACAATTACATCGAATCCTCCTATAAAATCCACATTAAAGTAGGGTGCGCCTTCGTATGTTTGGTTTACGGATGGCAGTTTTTCTTCCTTTTCAGACTCGGAACTGAGCATGTTGCCTTCGCCGGTTAAGAGCCAAGCAGCATTTAAACCGTCGCATTTCGCGAATATCAATTCAGTGTCATAGGTATTTCTTGATAACCAGGTGTTAATTGTTTGAGCCTTAACGCCTAACATCTTAGCAAAATGGGATTTATTACCATTCCCATAATATTCTACAAGCCTTTCCAATCGTTTATTCTTATCCATTTTGCTTAAAAATATATTCAATGTGAATAAAATAATCCTCAAAATGCTTGCACGATATTCGCAAAGTGCTTACATTTGCAGAGTCTTCAATAAAGAAGACGCCCTAAAGGTAGAAAATAATATTTAAAAACGCAAATTATGGATAGAATCAGGGAAAACGAATCAGAAAACACCGCTGTTAGAGCACTTGTGGTGGAGGTGACTTATAAGGTAAGCTTAAGTAATGCAAAAATACCAAAAGAGGTATATGAAGAATTAACGAGAATGATTAAAAACACTGAGACACTTCCTGAACCGGAAGAATTGGCATTTGATGAGGAAGAAAGTCGGAAAATGACATCTCGTTGGTTATCGGAACACATTCATGAAGATGGATCTTTCCAGAGAGAATACATGGTAGATTTCATAACTAAATAAATCAATAACGAAATGGCAGAAACAAGAAAACTCATCAAAGCAAGCCGAGAGCTGAAAGAAGAAATCGCCCGGAAACTAAATGTTACAACCCGTACAGTGGATGCCGCTCTGGCATACGACACTAAAAGTCCTACAGCAAGACTTATCCGCTCGTATGCCTTGAATCACGGAGCGGAACTCTACGAGCTGAAGAAATTGGAAAACCCGTATGAGGAAGTTATTAACCTTTAAAATAATCTGTATGAATTTTACAAAATACTCCTTTAAGAACATTGAATCCCAGCTTGAACATGTATGCGGACTGATAGACTTGGTAAAAGGCGACAGAGGATTTCGCGAAGCTATTCAAGATGAAGAGTTTTGCATGCTGATAAAGATGCAGGCACAACTGTTTGAGGAAATTAAGAAAAGAGAAAGACATCAACCAACTACATAAATGATTGCTCATTGCTATTCCGGTTTGTGAAAATAGGGATGGCACCAAACTCAAAACCATAGAATCATGAAACGAATCAATACAACCACACGCTATCTGCTGCTGATACTGGCAGCAGCCATACTGAACCGGCTGACAGACGGTACAATGAACCTGATTATAACAACCTGCCTCTGCCTGGCACTCATACCTGCTGCAATACGGATGGACAAGGAGGATAAAGAATACCAGGAATGGATGGATGAAGAAATAAAGAAGCGGGAAGCACAGAAAAAGGAATAAATCACACACGGCTTGCAGAACTTCACACATTCAGGATAACGACTGTAATTTGACATATTGGGCTGTTTTCAATAGGAATTGGGAATATGGTAAAAAGAAGGAGTGAAGCGGCTGCCGTCCGGGTTCAAGTCCCGGAGCCGGACTACAATCTTAACGAATTAATCATGGAAATGTACGGAAACACATTATGCGTCAGCTTTACGGAGCTTGTGGGGAGCGGACTTATTAGCCAGCCCACCTATAAGAAATACATTCGTGAAGGCAAGCTTACCCTCCTCCAGCGGGGAGGTAACGGACGCGAGGCCCTGATTGCCTACCGCTCCATGCCGGAACGGCTCCGTGCAGCATACGATGACACATTCAAAAACGCATACGAGGAAATGAAACAGCGTGAGCAGGAAAAGTACATCAACACACAGATCCGCTTCGATGCCGATGCGGTACGATTCTTCAAGGAGTTTGAGCCACGTATCGAGCCTTATAGACAGCTGGAGTACATCCTGAACGCCCAGGTGATGAACGAAATGCTGCGGACGGAAAAGGCACGCAGTGTGGAACATGCCAAAGGCGGTTTCTCCCGGCGTGCGGAAACATGGAGCAGCGTGCAGATCTGCTGTGAGCGTCTCCGCGAAATTACAGGTCACACACTGCCGAAAAATCCGGCCCGTCTGCGCGAGAAGTTCAATGCTTACAAGCGAGATGGATATGTGGTACTGGTAAGCGGTAACCTGGGCAACAGTGCCGCACGCCGCATCGGAAAGGCTGAAGGTGCTCTTCTGCTGAAGCTCCGCCGGAGCAAGTTTCCTGTCTACACAGATATGCAGCTCTTTGAGGAATACAACCGTCAGGCGGTGCTTCGCGGCTTGAAGACCATCAAGAGTCCTACCACGATGCACAGTTACTTGAACGATCCGGCGGTAATGGTTTGGTGGTATGCCGCAGTAAATGGCGAAAGGGAATTCAAGAACAAGTATATGCCAACCTTCGATACGGTAATGCCGTCTATGCCTAACTCGCTGTGGTATTCAGACGGTACGAAGATAAACCTTTACTACCGTGCGTACGATGACAGGCAGAAGCGATGGGTGGCACGAACCACGGATGTGTACGAGGTGATGGATGCCTGCACGGAACTGTTCCTCGGCTACTTTATCGGCGACGGCGAAAACTTCTACAACCAGTACATGGCGTACCGGATGGCACTCCAGACATGGAAGGTGAAGCCTTATGAGATAGTGACCGATAACCAGGGAGGACACAAGAAGCTGGCTTCGCAGGGATTCTTCAAGAAACTCTGCCATCTTCACAAAACCACGATGCCGCACAACGGCCAGTCCAAATCCATAGAGTCCGCTTTCGGACGGTTCCAGCAGCAGGTACTTCACAAGCTTTACAACTTCACCGGTCAGAACATCACGGCCAGGAAGCTTTCCAGCCGTGCGAATATCGACCTGGTAATGGCAAACATCGACCTTCTTCCCACGCTGGAGGAACTGAAACGACAGTATGCCGACTGCCGCGAAGAATGGAACTCGATGCAGCATCCTACCAGCCCAACCGGCATGACCCGCAGGGAAATGTACACCGCGATAGAGAATCCGCAGGCACAGCCTCTTGACGATTACGAAGCACACGAAATCTTCATGCTGTTCTCTCAGACTCCGGTTCAATACACCAAAGAAGGTTTCGTTTTCCAAATGAACAAACAGGAATACAGCTACATGGTGTATGGTGATGACGGGCTGGTGGATATGAGCTTCCACCTGCAAAACGTAGGCCGTCAGTTCCTCTACCGCTATGATCCGGAAGACATGACCCGCATCGAGCTTTGGGCGGTTACTGACACGGGAGCCAAGTATGCGGCCATCGCCACACCGAAAGTCACCATCCACCGTGCCACACAGGAACGCACCGAAGAGGAAAACGCCTATCTGTTTGCACAGATGGATGCCAACCGTCGCACTCGTGCAGCCATGCACATCGCCCAGGAAGACCTTTTCATGGAGGAAGCCATGGGCGAAGCATACACCCAACTTCGGATACCGCGTCCGGTGGCCGTGAGCGAAAAGCAGCTTGACGGATACCGCGAAGAAATGAAGCGTGGCACACTGGAAGCTCCGGTACCGATGCCCGAAACGGATATTCCGGAAGAGCCTGTACTGGCAGATGAACCGCTGACCTTCGCATCATCAGGAGACTGGACAAAGAAAGTATCGAACCTGACGTTTGATGAACTGGACAGCTTGGGAAAATTCTAACGATTTGATTAAACAATACTTAAATACCTATTAAAACAATGAAAGGATTAACAACAGAAATGAAAGAACAGGTGCGCAGCGCACTGATTGCCTACCGTTCCAATTACCCTACGTTGAACCGTGCCGCAGAAAGTTTGCAGGGTGTAAGCTCGGCCACCGTAAGCCAGCTTTGCAACGGCAAGTATGAACTGATCAGTGATGAAATGTTTATCCGTATCGCTTCGCAGATTGGCTTTGCATTTGATTCATGGACACTGCACGAAGGAAAGACATTCAAGGAAATCACTTTTGCGCTGAGTGACGCACAGGCATACAAGAATGTGACATGGATTGTGGGTGATGCCGGATGCGGAAAAACCACAGCGGCCATCGAATACCGCCGCACGCACCGCAACGTGTTCTATATCCTTTGTTCGGAAGATATGCGACGCTCAGACTTCGTTCGTGAGATAGCCAAACAGGTAGGCGCACCTACCGACACAACCAATCTGCGCGATATGCTGGAGAATGCCATCAGCATGATTTCTTTCCTGGGCAACCCGCTGCTGGTGTTCGATGAAGGCGACAAGCTTACAGACAGCGTGTTCAACTACTTCATCAGCATCTACAACCGCCTGGAAGGACACTCTGGAATCGTGTTCCTCAGTACGGATTACATCAAGCGCAGAATGGATGCCGGACTTCGCTACAACAAAAAAGGTTACAAGGAAATAAACAGCCGCATCGGACGTCGTTTCTTCGATGTATCTCCCACAGAACAGAATGACATCTACGCCATCTGCCAGGCCAACAATCTGACCGACCGTGCCGATATCGAAGAGGTGCTGAAGGATGCCAGGCGAAGCGACAACGACCTTCGCCGCGTGAAACGATGCATCCACCGTCAGAAACGTATTATCGAAGCAAGAAGGAAAGGAGGAAGCAATGAATAAAGAGGATACTACACCGCCCCCACAGAAAAAGAAGTTCACTTTCGACCGCAATGCGAAAGGAGTCCGTGAACTTCTATCCATGAAGTTTGATGTGATGGATTTCGATGGTCCCTGGTATGATGCATTCGGCACTCCGGAACGCCGTGGAGTCTGGATCATCTGGGGAAACTCCGGTAGCGGAAAGACCAGTTTTGCCCTCCAGCTCTGCAAGTATTTGTGCCGTTTTGGCCGTGTGGCATACGACAGCATGGAGGAAGGTGCCTGCCGCACCATGCAGGATGCCATCCGCCGAACCGGGATGATGGAAGTAAACAAGAAGTTCCTGCTGATCGACAACGAGAATATGGATGAACTCAGCATACGACTCCGCCGGCAGAAAAGCCCGGACATCGTGGTTATCGATTCCTTCCAGTACACACGAATGACGTACCGTCAGTACATTGACTTTAAGGAACAACATAAGCGGAAGCTGCTCATCTTCATCAGCCACGCCGAAGGCCAGTTACCCAACGGACGTGTCGCCAAAGGAGTGATGTACGATGCCTCGCTGAAGATTTACGTGGAAGGCTTCAGGGCCTTTTCAAAAGGACGCTTTATCGGTCCCGTAGGACATTACGATATCGTGCCGGAGAAAGCCCGGCAATATTACGGAGAAGAATAATCTTTTCAATTTACAATTCATAATCAGAATACATGAGAACAATGATGAAAGACCGTCCAATCACACCGCAGCAGGTGAAGGCACTGCACGCTCAGTTCCGGAAAATGGGATTTGATGATGATGACCGCCATGGTTTTATCAGCCAGTTCACGGAAGGAAGAACCGACAGCACCGCCGGACTGACCAAAGAAGAAGCCGGACTGTTGCTAACACGGTTCAACCGTGAGGAAGCTGACCGCATCCATCGTGAGGCACGCAAAGTAGTGAAACAGATTTTTTCCCTTTCGTTTCATATCTCCTGTCTGAACAAGAATTACACGAACGAAACGGAAGCGGATTTTGAAATGAACAAAGCGAAGATAAACCAGTTCTGCCGTACACGCAGCAAGTTCCGCAAGCCTCTTACGGAAATGTCGCTGGAGGAACTGAAGGAAGTGAAACGACAATTTGAGGCAATGGCAAGAAAGGAGGAATGATATGAGAAAGCAATCAGAAATAAATCGTGCAATAGCGTATCTGGAAGAACGTAATTACGATCCGATATGTCGCATACAGAGGGAAGTTTTAGAAGAAAAACGCAGCGAATCATGGGTATTCAATCGGTATGTGCGCGACGTTCCGGAAGACGAGCAAAACGAAACCTTGTTCTATGCTGCAAGGGATGCAGCTATGTTCCTCTCAGGAAAGATTGGTATCAGTTCCATCTGTCCGGATCTGGAAGACGGACTGGAAGAAGAGCAGGAGTTGGAAGAAACCATTACACTGAGTCTTTCGGAGTACAAAAAGCTGCTTCTTCGCCTGGATAGGGTGGAACGCAGGTTAGGTCTGAGAGTGGGCGATGTAGCTCCTGCACCGCGTAAAGACATTTCGGAAGCCCCTGATGAACTGATAGGTCAGGCCGATGCGTGCCGCCTGATTGGATGTGCAAAGACCACCATCAAGCAATGGGCTAATAAAGGACTCATTACCCGCTATCAAAAAGGATATAACATATACTACAGCAGGCGTGAGTTGCTCGGAAGTTCTGTCGTGAGAGACTACAAGGATAGTAAATCAAACAAGGAATAGCTATGGAACAGGCAATCGAACAAATCCAGAATGACATTATGAGCCGCATGCAGCAGTTTGACTTCGGCGACCGCGTAACGATACTCCGCGAACTGGAGAACTTCTGCGGACAACAGGCTGATGAGACCATGAAACTGGAATACGATTTGGCGGCAATGGAGGACATGAGGGATGAATAGGAAGAAATACATCGTATGGAGGATCATTTATTCTTTCCACGACAGACCGAATAAAAGCATCCGCTCATGCTGGCGAACCGACAACTTGACGGATGTAAGGAAATTGGCACAAGGGATTAATCCAGAAGCAAAAATACGTTTGTGTTATACAGAATTTAAATAACGATTAAAACTCAATTAAAATGGCAACAAAAAGAACCAAGAAAACAGTAATCAGCGGAGTAAGCCGCGAACAGTACGAACAGGCATTTG